AGTTGGATATTCGGCACAGATGATAATCTAACATTACCTCAAGGTAGCACTATCAATGATACAGCAGGAGCTCCCGGCAATGGCAATGGTCAGTCTGTTGAAATCAAGCCAGGTGGTGCCAGCAATGTTAATCAACTATTAAAAATATATCCCACAGTTCCTAGTCCAGACGGCAATCATATACACATAACTTCAGGCGATCTTGCAGTCACTGATTTGTTCTTGGGCAATGACGATCAATTTGTGCAGATTGCCGTCGACGGCAAAGTTTGTATTGGTACTTATGATACTGCTGGGCATGTTTGGCAGTTTGGCACCGATGGTCACGTAACATTCCCGGACGGTAGCATTCAAACTACTGCCTTTACCGGATTAGCCGATAGTAATATCTGGATTGAAACATTTGCATCAGACGCTCCTACATATGATTTTGTACAAGCAACCACCAGCGTAGAATATGATTTGGACGGCAATATCATTGCATTATTCAATCATATTGTGCCCACTAACAGTAATGAGACATATACTTCAGTAGCCAAGTTAACCCCCACTGGTGCTGTGATTTGGCAAGTGCGTTTTGGTACTAATCTGAACACCGATGGATGGGGATTGGCCTATGATGCAGTTTATAACTACATCTACCTCGCGGGTTCAACTGACGGCCCTGGCATCTATAAATTTGCCACATTGACTAAACTAAGCAGCCTTGATGGCAGTCTAGTGTGGAGCAAGACCTACGACTTTGAAGCAGACAGTCAAAGCTCGGTAGTAGATGTGGGCCAGGCCGGCGACCCTGTCATGGTAGGTTATGCTTATAATGGCACGGACAATTACATTTTTACTACTAGAATTAGCAGGGCCGACGGATCGGTAGTATGGTGCAAGACATTAAACGGCCAGGGTTACGATCAAGCATACGGCATGGCAGTAGGTCCTGACAGTGAAGTTGTGACAATTGGCTATGTTGATAAACTATTACCCACAGATTCTGTGTCCACTGCAGTTACAGAACCTACAAGCAATGTTAACTGGACTACACCATACACTAACGCTCTCACAAATGGAGTGAATTTTGACATTGATATCAGTGCCGGTGTACCTACTATCAGTATCAATACTGATGACACCGGCAACAGAGTTGTTGGAGATACATTCGCAACTATTCTTGGTTCAACCCTTGGTGGTCAAGATGGGGTCGATGATATGATTGTTAAGGTTGGTACATTGGCCGTCAATGATGATGCCGACCGTATGGTGGTGATCAAATATGCCTCCGATGGCGTTATTGCTTGGCAAAAAGCAGTACAGTTTGACGTAGGATACAACTGCTCAGGAGCAGATGCTGACATTGACACAGCAGGCAACATTTATGTGTGTGGTCAATATTCTTTTGACACAGGCAATGGTGACACAGACTCAGCAATGAATCTAATCAAGTTTAATAGTGCAGGTGTTAAACAGTGGAGCAGACGAGTAGTGGGCAACTGCCAAACATTTGCTACCAGCGTGGTATTAGGGGACGATGGCTACTTATATTTGAACGGCATTACTGGTAACAACAACACTAGTGATTTTATATGGGTTGTAGCCAAATATGATACCGACGGCGTTGTTGTATGGCAACGCCTAATTGACAAGACAACCACTTGGACATTCGGTGGTGGATTTTGGTTCGGCAGCTATGGTGGCGGTAGCAATATTGCTGTTCGTAATGGTTATATTGTTCTGGCAGGGGCATTCGGCGACCCAGGCATACAGCCAACTGCTACGATAGTACAGCTTGACACAGATGCTACACCATTCTCAGTAGGCGATTGGGACATCACGGGTGCTACATTCAGTGGTGTCCTAAACAATACAGCCAGTGATATCACAGTGGTTGACGCTGGCAAAGTAATAGGAACAGTTGGACCCAACGTGACTAATTTCATTAGCGACGCCGGCCTCGGTAATTTCCTATCAACCACACGATACAGTCTTACCGGCAGCAGTAGTAGCATAGACAACGGTGCATACTCAGTCAGTGTAGACACGAACGGTGTTGTCACTATGGTTACAAGCCGTGGCTCACTAGAGTTTGGTGCATTGCCAGAACCGGGTGCTCAAAGTCACTTCCATATAATGAAGGCTAGTGGGGACACTGCTGATTTATTCTTAGGCGACGACTTTAACTATGTATTGCAGCGTGGCCCAGCAAATGGTATTTCCGGATATGGAGTTGAGATTGGAACCAACGACAACAATGGCGGCACCCAAAATTCTTGGCGTTTCGGTACAGATGGTACTACATTCTTCCCGGACGGTACTAACTTTGGAAATATTAATGGCTCCGGCACTATTGGGTTTGCGGCAAATGTCGGTAGCTCATTTACTGTTGGCACTATCGGTGGGTCTTGGGAATTTGGCACAGATGGTAATCTAACATTACCTCAAGGTAGCACCTTAGGTGAAACGACTACAACTACGATTATTACACCCCCCGGAGCACTTGCCGGACAGAGTTTAGTTATCCGTCCTACCAATAACTGGTCACTAGTAGCAAGCGGATATATTGTTCCCGGGACTAACTTAACAATTACATTAACAAGTATTAATGGACAAACTAACGGACATTTATACACTTATACAATAACTGGCGCGACTGCACAACAATTAGGAATAGGTAGTTTAACAGGTAGTTTCCCTGCGTTAGAACCGTCTGATTCTTCTCCGCAATCGGCTGTTATAGTGTTGCCAATTCCGTCCAACAGCACCGTCACTACATTTACTTTAGACCTTGACCCTGCTCAACCAAGCGCCGCCGGTGGATCTATTACGGTTACTAATAATAATGTCGTTAATAATGAACCAAGTCACATTCACCTTGTGTCAGGCGACCCTGCAACAGTTGATCTATATCTAGGAGATGATGATCAGTATGTTAAGATTGAGAAGAATGCTGGCAATGTTGTTATTGGTACTAACACAAATACCAATCACTGGACATTTGGACAGACTGGTACTACAACACTTCCAGGTGCCGTGGTTAAGAGTACAGTGGCTAAAACTGGTGTACCTGCCGATACAGGCATACCTGTAACCTTAAGCGGCGGTATGACTGGATTAGGTATTGCGGATGACACATACGGTCCATTTACTAAAGGCAACGTTACGTTTGAAGTAACAGTGTCTAGTGGCGGTATAAGTGGATACATCAATATTAGTTCAACTACATCTTATGCTGTGAATGATACTATTGGACAACTGACTAGTGAGGATCTAGGCGATGCTCCTGGACAGACTACAAACATCAATGTAGACGCAGTTGATCAAGGGTTTACGGATATGGACTTAACTAAATCAGTTAACAAACTCGCTGATGGTTATTATTATTTGGCCGACGGGGTGGAAGGTCAGATCATGTATGTAGTGAGACAGAACGGTTCAACTGCGGCAAATATATTTGTAGGAGTTGCCAACGCACGTTGGGACGGAACTGTATATTCAGAGCAACCTGTTATTCCATTCCAAATTCCTTTTACTGATATGGTCACAATAATCTTTACAGACGGTGCTTGGCAATCAAGCACATTTGGCATTTTAACTTAAACGGAAAAATATAAACAATGGGAATAATCTTAATCACACTCTTAATGACGCACTTGACAATGGTGTCGGTTACACTTTACCTACACCGTAGTCAAAGTCATAGAGGTGTTGAGTTTCATCCTGTACTAAGTCACGCAATGCGTTTCTGGCTATGGATGACCACCGGGATGAATACTAAACAATGGGTAGCAGTTCATCGTAAACATCATCAGTCAACTGATATAGAAGGTGATCCGCATAGCCCACATGTATTCGGTCTAAAAACTGTAATGACCAGTGGAATGAAATTGTATAATGCCGTATGTAAAGACGCTAAATTTGTCATGCAGTACGGCAAAGGCACACCTAAAGACTGGATTGAACGTAAACTATATACACCTCACCCCAAATTGGGAATATTATTAATGTTAGCAATTGATCTAGCATTATTTGGGTTTTGGGGAGTGGTAGTATGGATTATACAGATAATGTGGATTCCAGTGGTAGCAGCAGGATTAATTAACGGGTTGGGACATTGGTGGGGATATCGCAATGGTGAAACCAAAGATCATAGTCATAACATAAGCCCCATTGGTATACTAGTAGCAGGTGAGGAATTACATAATAATCATCACTTGGATCCTGCTAATCCAAAATTCAGTAAAAAATCTTGGGAATTTGATATAGGCTGGTTTTATATACGAATATTGGTATTCTTACACTTGGCAAAAATAACACATCGGTCGGTGTAATAAGTATTGCATTATTATGCAAGGTGATGTATAATGCAGCATCACTTTCTTACCTATAACCTGTGTCAACAACCATTTCCGATACCACTCTTGAGTTATGGAGAACTGGCCGTCAGATAAAACAAGTATCTGCCGGTTGGTTATCCGGTCATGCAGTATGTTGTGTCCATAATGGAGAAACTGTAGACCGATTTGGGCGTGGAGGATTCATGCCTGTCGGCAATGGTGGTATTAACTACCATTGTTTTAATTGTGGATTTATTACTGGCTATATGCCAGGACGACATTTACCATATAAGTTTAGAAAATTATTAGGATGGTTAGGTGCGGATGATAATACTATCTACCGATTAATATTCGATGCTATCCGTAATAAAGACGATAGCTTAGATATAACTCCAGTTGAAAAAACTGAAATAGTAATAAAAGCCCGCAACCTGCCTGCTCAGGCACTAAGTATTACTCAACTGCTGAATCAATATGAAGGGGAAACACCACCGACATACTTTGAACAAGCAGTAAAATATGCATATGATAGAAATATAGATTTTGCAAAATATGATTTCTATTGGACACCAGAAACTGCTTACAACTTAAATCGTAGACTTATCGTTCCTTTCTATTGGCAAAAAAATATAATTGGCTATACTGCCAGGACATTTCTGGATACAGTTAAACCAAAATATCACAATAGCTACGAACCACATTTTGTGTTTAATGTTGACCAACAATTACCTACTAGTAAGTTTGTTATTGTATGTGAAGGTCCATTTGATGCAATGAGTATTGATGGTGTAGCAATATTAGGAAATGAATGTAATGAATCACAGGCTGATATTATTGATAGTTTAAGTAGAGAAGTTATTGTAGTTCCTGATCAAGATAAAGCTGGATATAAATTGATTGATGCTGCATTGGAATATAATTGGTCTGTTTCTTTTCCAGTATGGGGAGAAACTTGCAAAGATATTAATGAAGCGGTATGTAAATATGGTAAGCTATTCACACTTAAAGCTATCTTGGATGCTAAAGAAACAAATCGTTTGAAAATTGAACTTAAAAAGAAAAGGATGACATGACCAAGGATTATTCACCAGAATTGCAGAAACTCTTTTTAGAAATTATGCTCACCGATGCACAGAATTTTGTTAGGGTACAAAACATTTATAATCCAGAAAACTTTGAGCGTAGCTTAAAAGCCTGTGCAAAGTTTATGTACGACCATTCTAATCAATATAAAACATTGCCTACCGTAGAGCAAATTAAAGCTGTTACTGGAGTAGAACTCAATCCAGTTCCTGAATTGGGTGATGGACATACTGATTGGTTTCTTGAAGAGTTTGAAGGATTTACTCGGCGTAAAGAACTTGAACGAGCAATCTTAGTATCTGCTGACTTAATTGAAAAAGGTGATTATGATCCTGTAGAAAAGTTAATCAAAGATGCAGTGCAGATTAGTTTAACTAAAGATATGGGAACTGATTACTTTGATGATCCTGCAGCACGAATCAACAAATACTTTAATTCAGGTGGGCAAGTAAGTACAGGTTGGCCTCAAATGGATAAAATCTTATATGGTGGATTTAGTCGTGGAGAACTCAATATCTTTGCCGGTGGTTCAGGTTCAGGTAAGTCATTAGTAATGATGAATATTGCATTGAGTTGGTTGCAATCCGGTCTCAGTGGAGTCTATATTACACTGGAATTGAGTGAAGAACTAACTAGTTTACGAACTGATGCTATGTTAACTAGTATGGGAACAAAGGACATTCGTAAAGATATTGATAACACTGGCCTCAAAGTAAAAATGATGGGGAAGAAATCAGGTAAATATCGTGTCAAGGGATTGCCTGCTCAAAGTAATGTCAATGATATCCGTAGTTATTTGAAAGAAGTACAGATTCAGACTGGGATAAAAGTTGACTTTGTTATGGTTGACTACTTGGATTTGGTTATGCCAGTATCAGTTAAAGTTAATCCCAATGATCAGTTCATTAAGGACAAGTATGTCGCGGAAGAGTTGCGTAATTTGGCTAAGGAATTGAATGTATTATTGGTAACTGCTTCACAGTTGAATCGTAGTGCAGTTGAAGAAATTGAATTTAATCATAGTCATATTGCAGGTGGTATTAGTAAGATCAATACTGCTGACAATGTGTTTGGTATTTTTACAAGCCGAGCAATGAAAGAGCGTGGACAATATCAAATTCAATGTTTGAAATCTCGTAGTTCTACTGGAGTAGGTTCCAAGATTGATTTAGAGTATAACATTGAAACGATGCGTATTACAGATGAGGGTGAATCTAATGATCAAGGACATTTTAGACCACCTACTGCTACTAGTGTATTGGATCAAATTAAAACATCTAGTACAGTTACAAATAATCCACCAAAAATAACAGCGCAATATGAATCAACTAAGCTACAGCAGTTGATGGGTGAATTCAAACGCACACAAATATAAATGCTGATAAATAAAACATAACGGAGTAATTTCTTGCAAAAACGCACTAAAAGTATTTTAGCTGAACTTGATACCTTAGTAACCCACCGGGACAAAGGGCATTTTGTAGAAAGCCGTGCTGCAAATGTTATACAAAGTGCTATTAATCTAATACAGTTCATCAAAGAAAATTACGAAGCTGAAGTTGCTATTGAACTTGAGCGGCGTCTTCTCAATAGCATACGCAGTCAAGATGCCTCCAAGTTTAATCGTGGAATAAGAAAAACAAATGAAAATTAATGAGATTCTGACTGAAGGTCCACTGGACTTTATTAAAAAATATGGTGCAAAAGTTGCAAGTGGCATTGCAGGTGCAGCTTCTGCAGTTGTTGCTAACAGATCAGCCCGAGAGCTTTCTTCTAACGCCGACCAATCAACAGCAACAGAAAAAGCTTATCTAAAGAGTCGTGCTGATTTAATGTGGAAGAGCTTCAACAGAATACTGACTACATATCGTGCTGCACATAGCGGGGTGGATCCTACTAATTTTAAAGATTTTGTTGTGAACTTTGCCAATAATTATATTAGAGCAGAATCAAATTCACCGGACATGTTGACTCTAATTAACGCTATTAATGGAGCAAAAGATAGTCAAGCTATCTATAATTATTTGTACAGTCGTTGGGCAGAATCTCAGTCTGCACCTCCAACCGCTACATCATCACCCGCTACCCCTCCACCCGCTACACCACAACCAACAACACCTACTCCTGGTGCAAGTGCATTTGGACAAATGGCAGGCCAACTAAATGCAATGGCACCACCCGAAACATCAAGCACAGGGGGAACTACTCGTCAAACTACAACAGGGCAACGGCATACCGCTAATCCTAATAATCCTAATAAACCAGGATTGCCAATTCGTCCGATGAATAAGAAAGTTTAAGTCATGATGTATCTATACGAAGGTGGTAACGCAATACCTGACTCCAATGAGGTAAACAAAGAAGATATCGCCGGAGTAGTTGATACTGCGAAAAGAGAACTACCACCTGCGTTATTGAAAAATTTACACACTGATATCGGGTCTGCTGGATATAAAGCAAAATCAGGTGACATTGATATCATGGTTGAAGCTATTGATGTAATTGAATTGTTTAAAACTACTGATGCAAAAGATCCTGTCAAAGATGCTAAGAAATTACTAGAAAAATTCTTTCAGGATAAAGGAATTCAGGCTAAAGTCAATGGTCGTAATGTTAGCATAGGCGTTAAGTATAAAGAACAAGCATCAGGTCTCAATAAATTAGCTCAGGTTGATGTTATGGTAATTCATGATGTTGGTATAGTAGCTCCATATCATCAACACGGACCTCGCGGAATGTATGCTGATCCAGAATTCAAGGGCGCACCAATGTTCATGCTTATAAACAGCATTGGTAAATTCTTAGGTCTAAAATTTGATGCCTTTGGTGCTAAATTGATGCGTAGAGATACCGATGAAGTAGTAGCACGAACTCGTAAAGAGGTTGCAAAGGTACTACTGAATCCAAAAGCAAAAGAAGATGATCTTAATAGTGTAAAATCAATTATGAATGCACTAAAGAATGACCCTGATAGAGAAGGTAAACTTGCTCAAGCCAGACAAGATCAGGCTAAGGGACTTATATCACTTCCTGAAGATGCTCATCCTGGTACTGCAGCTTGGTTTAGAAAATTAAGCGACATAACATGAAAGTAAAAGATATCATCCGAGAAGGTGGATGGGATACCACTATTACACAAGGAACAATCATTCGTCCAGCCGTCGTAAAGATTGCTTTGAATGTAGTTCAACAATTTGTTGATGATTTTAATAACTTCTTATCAGCTAAAAACTTAGGACCAGTTAAAATGGGAAGACCCACTGGCTCAAGTGCATATCATGAAAAAGATCAAGTAGAAAATCCAGATAAGATTTATGGTGATATAGATTTACAAATGATTGCTCCACCAGTTGAAGGTACTACTTACGGTCAATATACCGCATTCTGGAATAAACTCGCTGATGAATTTGTAAAACAAGAAACCCCTCACTATGTTGATCTAACTGAAAGCAAACCAGGTCATCCTATCTTTCAAATAGGTGATAGTAGTTATGTTCAAGTAGATTTGATGTGGCATGAACCTAAGATGAGTGCATGGGGAGCTACTAGAGTAACTCCTGAACATGGAGTCAAAGGATTGCTATCTGGTAACATGTACAGTGTATTAGGTGAACTATTAGATATGAGCATTCAACATGCAGGAGTTCAATTAAAAGTTTCTGCTGGTAAACATGTACCATTCAGTAAGCATAAAGACACTCAATTGATAACCATCACTAGTAATCCTAAGATTTTCATATATGACATATTCAAGTATGAATACAAAGATATAACTGGTCGTGCGATTGATAAAACAACACCTATCAATTCTTTATTGAAACAATTTCCTGGAACTGACATTGATGAGGTAAAGATCAGCAAGTTAGTAAATGGAGTTAAAGGATTGGCGTTAAGTTTTGAGATGAATGATATGTATGGCAAGGGTGATTTAGTTAATTTTAGTTCCCCTGATGATTTCTTGAATAGATTTTTAGAAAGATATACTGAAAAAGCAATGCTTGATATCACTGCTAAAAAGAGAGATAAAGCTGCAACACCTGAAGCTATTGCCAGAGCCGAAGATGACAAACAAAAAGTATTAAAAGGACTGGCAATGGTTACCAGTTATTTTAAATAAGAGAGAAGAAATACTATGAAAATTTTAGAAGTACTTACTGAAGCAACTACTGTTGGTAGAGAATTCCAACACTTAGAAGATTTATTAATTGTAGATGGTGCTGCAGGTGGTATTGAAGCATTAGAAGAATTAGCAGATGCATCTTCTTCACCCTCAAGTTTAGGTTTCAAATGGGATGGTGGTGCTGCTGTCTATTGGGGTAGAAACAACAAGGGTGAATTTGTATTTGTTCCAAAAAATCAATGGGGCAAAGAACAGATGTTGGACAAAGAAGGCCTAAGCTATCAAATCAAAAGTACAGGCAAAATCAAGTCTGGACAATCACCTGAAGCTTTCGCTAAAGTACGGGCTGGAATGGCAGCAAAGTATGAAGAGTTATGGGATCTGTTTGAAGAAGCTACTCCATCACAATTTAAAGGTTACTTGACCGGTGATCTTATGTTCACTGAACCTCAACGGGCTAATCCAAGAACTGGTGAATATGAATTCACTCCGAACAAAGTTACTTACCATGTTCGTCCCACTGGCTTAGGTGGTAAGATGGCAACTGCTAAAGCATTTGTAATAGTTCATGGCAAGATTGCTAAGTTTGGAGCAGATGCTACTGGTAATTTAACACCAATGCCAGACAACATCATTGAGCAGTTCAATAAAACATCAAGATTGATTGTATTGAATTCACAGAAACCAAAAATCAAGTTAAAACCAAATACCAAAGAATTAAATCAAGCTATCAATTTTATAAAGACTAATGCAGCAGCAATTAATGAAATTGCCGACTACACGGCACCTAAATTCTCAAGTTTGAAATCAATTCTGTATACCTATGCCGTAGCTAGAGCAAAAGCAGCAGGAGTTACTGACTTTGCTGCATGGTTGAACAATAGTAAAGTATCAGACAATCAAAAAGCAATACTTCAGAATGATGTAATGCGTAAACCAAGTTGGCAAGTATTTTGGGCTGCATTCCATCAAATTCTAAATGCTAAACACGCTGTATTAGAACAGTTGCACACTATGGGTGGAAATGATATGTATGATCGTTTAGGAATTCGTGCTAGTACTGGTGGCAAGCCTGGTGGCGAAGGGTTTGTTAAGACATTCAAGAGTGGCAAGTTGGGTAAGTTAGTAAATCCTGAATTTAGATCGGCACCCACCAATCCATTATTCTTACCCGATGCTGGTTAATTAGTGTAGAAGCACTATTTTTATAAATTAGATAAATATTCTTATACGCGAAAGCGTAAAAACTTAAAAGGAAAATAATCATGGCAGTTTTTGCTCGTACAAATGGTGACGCAAATGGCGTCGTTAATCAAGATGTAAATTTAAACCCACGCACTAATGACTTAGATATCATTATTTCTACTGGTGGCAAGCGTCCAACAATGTTTAAAATCATTGGAGACACTGGTGTTTCATTCAATGCTGAAATGGGTGCTGGCGGAGCAGTTGAAGCTGTTCTACGCTTAATATCAACTCAAGCTACCATCATCGCTTATCAAGTTACTACTGGTAGCCAAGGTCAAATGAGCGTACTATGTGAGTCAACTGGCTGGACTTCAGACACAGTTTTGCGTGATGCTATTCGCGCACTAACATCAATTGGTGCAGGTCCAATCTCTATGGCCGCATCAACTTGCGTGTCAACTGGTGGCATTAAAGCAGCTTAATTCAAAATAAAATTATTTTGAAACACAAAGGGCGGAATAAATCCGCCCTTTCCCATGGTCAATAAATATGAAATGAATGATACTGGCACATGGTTTACTGGATACACATTAGTTGACATTACTAATACTGGAGTCATTAAACATGACCCATTATTGCAAATGAAACGAAATCAACAACGAAACTGGGAAACTATTTTACAAGTAATAAGTTTACGCGCCCAACCAATGGCAATAACAACAAATCAGCCTATGGTAGTTCAAATGAAGGAACATCAGTTTGGTAGTGCGTACACAAACAAGCAATTATGTTGGAAATTTAAATTCTATATTGAACATAAAGATGCATTAGGTCCTGCAAATGAGCCAGACTTATTTTTAAAAACAGATTTTGACCAAGTACCAATAATTTACAATTTGACAGAGACAGTTAAGGGTAATATACCAATTTTTTATACTTCAGGTGAGTTCAAAAATATATACTTTAAGTTTTCCTCATAATTTTAATAAATATTAAAACGGAAATGAATTTCCGTAACAGGGATTATTTAGAATGTCAACTGAAATTGAAAAGAAAAGTCTAGAAGCCCATGTGGAGCTTTGCGCTGAAAGGTATAGTAACTTGCAAGACAAACTAGATAGTTTGGAAAGTAAAGTTGAAAAACTGGAAGGTCATATTATTTTTATTAAAGACTCATTAGCTCATAGTAATGAAAGAAGTAGTAAACAAATAATAACAATTGGAACATCAATTTTTGTTGCAATGCTGACCGGAATTATTTCTTTATTAATACATTTAAATAAAATATGAAAATCGTAGAACTGTTAAATAGTGTACAACTACCCATCAATAATGAAGAAGCTGATTTATTGGCTAAATTCAATGTAGAATCCATTATAAAGAAATCACAATTGGATTTACATGAACAGCATATTGCAAATCAATTAGTGGTCAAAGGTGTATTACTTAGAAAAAACAATAATGGACAGCACGAATACCGTAAACATATCAAAGATTGAAGAGATTGTAAGCCGTACAGTAATTTACTTAAAAGAATGGACCCAGAAAGAATTTTTAGAATTAGTTAATCATCCTTTACATAAAGATCAAGCACCATTAATAGTAGATATGGGGGGCAAAGGATATTTAATAGGAAATTATGCAGTTAGGCCAATGAAGGGTAATTGGTGGAATGTTTCTTATTGTTACAGTGATATAGAATATATCTTTAGTAGCAAGATAGCAGCAGTTTGTTATACAGTGTATAAACAATCTGGCAAAACAAATTTAGCAGAGAAAATATTAAAACAAGATGCAGATGTTGGTAGGTTGATAGTTAAGACTGATCAGTATAAATATAATTATAAGCAAGCTAAAACGAAAAAGAATAACTTTGCTGCTGATGTATTTTTAAGTAGATACCACAATTATCTTACTCAACTTGAACAATCCAAGAATGATTTAGGGAAAAGTTTAAAGTTGGCTAAATACTTTAATCTTTGGGAATAACCGACTATGAACTTATCAGAAATTAACCCTGTCTCTACTGCTAAAAAAATGAATAAAATCATGGAAAGCCGATTTGGTTTTGGTATCAATTACGATACATTAACCATTCCGCAAGCAAAAAGATTGAGTAAATCTATTGCAGAGAATCTAACTAGAATCAAACACAGTTTTGGTTCACACACTGCTGAACGCAATCCAAAATACATGGAACTTCTATTAGTCCGTGAAGGACTACAAAGATGGCTAGGTGAAACTCGTCGTCTAATGGAAGGCGAGATGGGCAAGAGTGAAGCTATCTTAGCTGCAAAAGATATGGTTGACTCCATTCAAGACATGGTTGAAAAAGTTAGCAAAATGCAAGCAGAACAAATGCCAGCATTGATTGACACCATCCGTGACCAAATTGGTATGCAAGAAGCTGATCAATTTAAAAATTCAGTTGGACAACTTTTAACTGATATGGCAGCAAAACTAGGCCAGGCCAGAGAAAGTGCTGATGTTGCTGCTAGACAATTAGCAGGTGAACAAATGGGTGCTGGTGGTATGGAAATGCCAGGATCAGAACTTGCTGCTCCAGAAACCAGTGACTTTGATTCAGAAGGACCAGAAGCTGATGCAGGAGATGCATTTGCTGCATCAGATGCTGCAGTTGGTGGTACTGAACCATTAGGAAGAGAACAACGCTAATGCGAGTTCGTGAAATTATAGTTGAGGATGATGAAGGTGGTAAGGGTGTTGATATCAGTATCAACAATCTAGCCAATATGTTAGAAACTCTGCGTAACAGAGCCGATGACATGCATCAAATTCCAAAGATCAGGGTTGATAGTCTAATCAATATGATGCGTCATCAACCAGGATCAGAAATGTTTAATATTGATTCTCTTATAACAGCCTTTAAGGATAAAGAAGTTATAAAGAATCTAGTTAAAAATATTAAACCTGATCCTACTGGTGTCAAATATCTTTACTTGAAATCTATGACTAATGACGAAGACTATTCATTAGATAATATTGATGCCAACACCCAAGCTGTTGATCCGGAAACTACAATAGATCAAATGGCAAAACGAGCGTTAAACAAACGAGGATAAATAAAATCAACTTAATTTCACGATTAAGTTGATTTTTTACTTGTGGTGTGATATACTTGTTTGGTTATGATAACCAATAAATTTACCTACCAACCCCTAAACAGGGAAACCATTGACGGCAAACGACATTATGTTACCCCGGACAATCAACGAGTATCTAGTGTAACTACTATACTTGATGCAACCAAAACACAAGAATCTAGGGATGCATTAAATAATTGGCGAAAACGAGTAGGTATCGAAAAAGCTCAGAATATTACAACCGAAGCTGCCGGTCGTGGAACAAGGATGCATAAATGGCTAGAAAATTATGTCAAGAATGGCATGATAGATGAACCAGGATCAAATCCATATAGTCAGCAAAGTCATGTAATGGCTAATAAAATCATTGAACAGGGGTTGATCAATGTCAATGAATATTGGGGCGTAGAAATACCAGTATATTATCCTAGTTTATATGCAGGCACAACTGATTGTGTTGGCGTTTGGAAAGATAAACCAGCAATAATTGACTTCAAGCAAAGTAATAAAGCAAAGAAGAGGGAATGGATTGATGATTACTTTTTGCAACTTTGTGCTTATATGCTAGCCCATGATGAAGTACATGAAACCAAAATTGAAGCTGGGGTTATTCTAATGTGTACTCAAGATTTCCAGTATCAAGAATTTGTACTAGAAGGATCTGATCTAGAAAAATATAAAAACATGTGGTGGGATAGAGTTGCTGAATATTACAAAAACAAACAATAAATCAGCATAAATACATGATACAAAGGTAATACTATCATGTCTGTTACACAAGTCAGTCAAATACAAGTTCGCAGAGGTGCATTATTAGACCTGGGCCAATTAGCAGCAGGAGAATTCGGCTGGGCAATTGATCGGCTTCGTTTATTCATTGGCAATGGTACTATTGCTGAAGGAGCACCAATTGAAGGTATAACTGAAATATTAACTACAAGATCAGACCTATTTGAACTGTTTAGCAAATATAGGTTTAGAGGTCTTCTTGGCGGATATGAAGTACTAACTGGTGTCAATTCACTAAGTTATACATATAGAACATTACAAAATAAACTAGATGATAATGTTAATATACGAGACTTTGGTGCTGTCGGTGACGGAATCATTGATGACAGAATTGCCATTCAACGGGCAATTGATCAAATTTACGGTAGACTATCTTCAGTAACTCCTGTTATAACTAGACGAGTAATTAATTTTCATCCAGGTACTTATAAGATTGTTGGTGAATTGCGTATTCCTCCCTATTGTGTATTACGCGGTGCAGGGAAGAATAGTGTCATCATTGAACAAGCAGATGTTACTGCCTCTTGTGTTTTCAGAACTACTGATAATACAGGTGCATTTGGTGCTAATATATTAGCCGGAATGTCTGATACTGCTAAATTTATAGAAATGTCCGATATTGTTTTTAGTCAATCATTAGATAATACCATTGCTATAATTGATGCAGCAACTGATGTGACATTTAATAAATGTAGATTTGTCGGGCCAACTATTAATCCAATGACAGTTACTTCAAGTGCAGGTGTTAAAATTTCATCAGACTATTTTGATACCAGATCAATTTATTTCACTGAATGTGATTTTATTGGCACATCATCTGGGGTTGATATTTCTGACATAGAAAATACCAGTGAAATAACATTTGACAAATGTTTATTTTTTAGTTTAATGAATGGTGTGACGGTCTCTACAACTCATACCGGGAATATTTCAAGCATTAAAGTAATGAATTCTCTATTCAATCAAATAGGGTCACAAGCTATATTAGCCAATGTAGATGTTCAAGGTATCACTAGTGCATTTAATACATATTCTAATGTTGGTGATATGTATCAAGGTCCTGGTTCTGCAGTTTCATCAATTATTGAATTTAATAGCGATAATAATTATTCTATTGCTGATATATTCACTAGAACTCAAGCTGATAATTTAATTTTCCCATCAGTAGAACATAATGGATATTCAGTTATGTCTACTAATATTTCTGATGCCGTCAGATTTGGTAATTCATATCAGACTGTTGGAAAAAGTGTTATTGTTGATTCTGCTACTACTAATTATATTCCTATTCATGGTAAATTTAAACATGGTATTATAAATTATAGTGCAGAAAGAAATTTAAAGTACAGAACTGGTACAATCAAATTTGTAATTGATTCTGGTGTCAGTGAATGTCATTATCATGATTCTTTTACTGAAAATGCATCAGTGGGAGTTGATATAGATGTAATGTTTAATGCTGGTTCTCCTTTTATAGTATGTACTAGTAATAATAGCAGTGATCAGACTGTAATAACCCTTGATGTAAAATCTCTCGTAAACTCTTAACTCAAATCTCAAAAATGTGGAATCTCAAATCAAGTGATCGGCTTCACGAATGGAAGCTTTTCCGTGAAGATATTAGTGCTTTATCATTAGAAAAAGCAATAGAAAAAACAAACCATTTATGGAGTTACGCTCCATTTGTAAATTACTACATCAGTCCTGACCGAAGTCCAGATTGGCCGGACCCGTGGACATTATTACATGAAAATTACTATTGTGATATTGCAAAAAGTCTAGGAATAATGTATACTCTACATCTATGTAGACATTATGATAATGGCATTGATTCAATTGAAATGAAAATATACAAGAACCCGAAAACACACGAACCACATAATACAGTATGGATTAATGATGGTAAATATATACTTAATTTCATCTTTGATTCAGTGGTAAATAAGTCTCAGTTAGATAAAAAATTAGTACTACAGTATACCTATTCCGTAGAAGACCTCAATCTCAATTTATAAGAAAGAATTACATGTTAACAATTTATAGCAAGGACAATTGTCAGTTTTGCACTAAAGTTAAATCATTACTTCATCTCAAGGGAATAGCCTTTGAAGAAATTAGAATAGATAAAGATCCGATCGCAAAAGCATTTATAGTTGATGCTGGACATAGAACAGTCCCACAGATTTACAAAAACGGTTCTATTTTTGTTGAGGGTGGGTATAATGGTCTGGCAAAATTAGATGATAAAATATTTCAACAATTAAGGGAAGAAATCAATGCTGATTGAAAAGAGCAAATATGAATTAGGTGAAGTACTATCATTCAAAACTGTTACAGGTGATGAAATTGTTGGTACATTAGTTTCCATTGAAAATGGGCTTAATGGTAAAGGTCTTAATGGAAATGATAAAAGCTACACGCTACACAAACCATGTATTGTAATAACTAGTGCTGAAGGTATTGGATTGATACAGGCTATGTTTGGTCTTGATCCAGATTTGGAAAACTTAACATTGCGTGATCAACATGTAATTTTTATATGTCGTACTCATGCACAAATGAAAACACACTATGTAAGTGTTACTACTGCAGAATAAGGAGAGTATATGCCTTACATACCTGGAAATGGAAGACTGACTGATGTTTTTCATAGCCCCACCGTAAATATAAATGGAGTACCAGTAGCATTGTGGTTATCTCCTAGAGAATCACCTACTTTTCCAGGGTTAGATTTGTTTGCGGAGATTGTTGCTGCTGCTGCTGAAGCTTCAACTTTATTTACTAGTGGAGATTCTACTCAGGCCACTGGACAACAAGATGATCCTAATATAGTAGCAGTACAGAATAATCCTGCACAATTTAAAAATACTGCGGCTGCGGCTGCAGGAAGCAAAGAGAATTTTGCGGGTACACCGGAAAATACCGAAGGGGTTATTGACACTGGTCCTCCTCCTGTTTGTGAAAGTGGTGCATCTACTGTTGTTCCTTTTTTGGCATCATGTTTAGCTGAAGCAAAAAAAGGAACATGGAGAGAAACCGGACAGCACGGTGGTGCTAGTAATCCAAATATTATTAATATGTGGAAAAATATTGGATTAAGCTATAGTTCGGATCAAACAGCATGGTGTGCTGGATTTGCAAACTTTGCATTAAAACAAAGTGGATTAAAATGGATTAAAGAAGCTGGTGCAAGAAGACAAGCATCTCGGTGTGCAGATTATGGTGGACAAATAGTTCCAATAAGTAATATGCAAGCCGGTGATTTAGTGTTATGGTCGTGTGGACATGTTAGTTTTTGTTATACTGCCAATCATGGAGTTTACACTTTTGTTGGTGGTAATCAAGCTCCTGGTAAAAATGCTACACCACCAGTTAGGGATCCTGGAAATGATGGCGATGTTTCTATATCATGGGCTAGTGGTTGGACACCTAGTAGAGGTGGAATACAATCAGTAGTTCATATTACTTGTTGATAAGTATATAATGGCATCTACATTAACTCCAACAATGACTATTGCTACAATGGGTCTTATTAAAGATAAAGGCCTAGATATCAATGCATCACTACTCACTACTATCACTAGTTTAAGAACAACTGGGATAAGTGGTGCGGTTAACACTCTAATGCCAAGTGCTAATTCAAATCCAACGCTAAGCACTGCATTGCATAGCATACCTTCATTTTTATCTGGACTTATTACTACTACTCCAGTTGGATTTAATAGTAGCATATTGGTAGAGGAAATACAATCACAAGCTAATGCTATAATGAGCAAGGGTGTTGGTGGATTTGTAAGTATGTTAGGAGCCGCCAGTTCATTTGCTGAAATGAACTACAATATGCATGGAATTATTGCACAATCTAATGCGGCAGTCTTTTCTGATTTTGGTTTTACCATAAACAATTTTAAATCTTTACGCACTGGTGGTATATCTAATCAGTTTGTGCCTTCTCACTTGCCAGCATTAGCAAAAGGTATTAAAAATTTTGGTACGATGTTTAGTATTGCAGATTTTTCAAAAATGGCGAATCCAGGTATTATTTGTCAAAACCTTATTAATCAAGGGTTAGGCAAATATGGTGATTTGTATAATAAACTTATAGCTGCAGGATTTGATTTAGCTACTTTAGGAAATGAAGATTGTGATGATAAAATAGTAATGCAAATTATGTCAGGTATTACGGGGGCAGATTTGGCTTCTATAATAGCATTCACCAACTTTATACCTGCACCCGGTACTACTCTGCAAACATTAGCAGATGTTACCAATGTGACCAAGTTACTGTCTACTTCAGGGATAGCAGCATTGGGATCTAATCCATCACTTACCTCATTATCAAATAAACTAGATAATATTGGTGGTAATTTTGCATCAACTGCTGATCTTTCTGATATGCTATTATCAATGGCAGTAACCATTTATCCAGATTTAGATCAGTTGACTACCTTATTACCGAATACTTTAACTGCTGGAGTAAGCAATATTTTAGGAATCGGTGCAGGCCCATTCGGCAATCCTAATATAACTGATATTCTGGGAGCGGTGACAGGTTCATTTTATACCGAAAACCTCAATCTGATATCAGCGTTACAATATGAAGTATCAACTATGTCAGAAGTCCAGGCACTTAGCTCAGCGCTGACTTCAGGTAACCCTTCAACTATAACTATTGCAAGTTCCGGAATAACTTCTTCTTCTAATATTACATTACAGAATGCTATTACGGCTGGAAACGAAGTATTTCAAAAGTGTGTGGTTCAGTTGACCAATGAAAAAAGAAACATGGTGTTAGCAGGAATAGATGTAACGACGGTTGCGAATAGTGTACAAAATACAACAGCATTAGCATCCCAACTACATAGCTTTTCTGATGACCCAATGGAATTGGGAATAGGAAATCACTTAGCAATGATGGCTACCAATGATATTTACGGCCAGTCTATAAGTGCTTCATTGGAAGAAGGGCGTAATTTGGCGACCTTAGCCAAGAATAATGTCAAAACCTATACAACTTTTAATCCGATCGCATTCGCATCAACTCTAGCATAGAGTACTCATTCAACAGGTAGGCTTCCTTATTGCTTGACTCTATCATTGATCTATGATAGACTAAGCAGTCTGGAGTAAATTCTACCTCTAAAAATTTAAGGAGAAGAAAGTGAAACATATTGCAATAAGCAACAAAAAACAGGTGCCTGATGTAACAGCATTAATCATATTGGTTTGTGCTATTCTAACGGCAATCGGATTATACTTATCTGCTAGTCTGTTAACTTGGGTCGTTAATACAAAGTTTGATAACATAGAAAATCTCAGCCCCACTGAGGTAACTACTCAACTAAGAGAAAGACAATTAGTATGCCTAGCTAAAAATATATATTACGAAGCAGGCAATGAACCATTTGAAGGTAAAGTAGCAGTTGCACAAGTAACGATGAATCGTTTGCGTAGCGGCATCTTCCCAGATGATCTTTGTAAGGTTATCTATCAAAAGAATATTTTCTATGAGAAAATTGTCTGCCAATTCAGTTGGTATTGTGATCGTGCAGCAACAGTTAAACCAATCAATACGGCATCGTATGATGAAAGTATGATTGTAGCAAAAAAGGTTCTACTTGAGAAATTTGAATTACCTAGTCTAAAGACCGCTTTGTATTATCACGCCGACTATATAAATCCTGGTTGGAAAAAAGAAAAGATTACACAAATCGGTCACCACATTTTTTACAAATAATATATCATGCAAAATCTAATACTCAATCAAATTAAACAAATTCCCGCTACGCTTACTCATTTCGTTAAAGAACATCTAGGTAAAATTAGTGCCCATACATTAGGTTGGTTTACTATTATTCTATTACATCTGTCTAGTGTGCCAACATTATTAGCAGTATTACTAGGTAAAAGTGATAAACTACCTCCAGTTGATCTTATGTTATTTGTATGGTGCGCTCTTATTGCGATGTTCTTCAAAGCATTGATTGATCGTAATAGCCTTTATACTGCTACTATTTGTTTAGGATTCGCTGCTCAAACTGTTATCATGAGTTTGATCTTGTTTAAGTGATTACATTATATCGCTGTATATAACTTAAATACATTATCACAGGAGATTATTATGTCAAAACGAACTACAAGTGACGATATTGAATCAGCCATTAAAGATTTCTATGAAACTAAAACTCATGAAATTGAAGATACTGATTGTGGGATTCTCCTAGATATTAATGGTAATCTAAAATCATTATTCGGGCCAGATGAAATGTTCGCTGACCCCTCTGAGCTAATGCTAAAACTATTTGAGGTTTTAGGCATAAATGACCCGGATAGGTTCCAACCAGCACATACCATACATTGAGGGTGAAAAACAGGCAGATTTCTAGCCTTTGTTGTCAAAAAACAACGAAAAATCTCACTTTTAGTTGCGGAAAAACGACGGTTTCGGTTGACAGTACCAACACACAGTGTTATAATTTCTTTATGGAAATGAAGAAAAGCACTCGCAGGCGTCGCAACGACACCAACCATGCAGTCTACTGCATCACCAATACTGTTACAAACGAACAGTATGTTGGTATCACTGTGTGCGGCCGTCAAGTTGAAAAGGCACTGAAGGTCCGTGTCCAAAAACATATCCGTCGTGCATTGACTGAAAATAAAAGCTGGGCATTGTGCGAATCTATTCGTGAGTTTGGCGTAGAATCATTCACTTATGGCTTGCTGGAAGTTGTTCGTGGTCGGGCTGCTGCTCATGTGCGTGAACGAGCGTTGGTTTATGAATTCATCCCAGCATTGAATTCCCATTAATTCATAAATAATTCTATGAAAACTAACGAAATTATTAAATCGGATCTGTACGAAGAGGTTCGTAGACAAAATGATACTGGATTACTCACTGAGGATGTTGTAAAGGTATTGGAAACTGATACTGACAATAAGTGGTCAGAACCAATGACGGCCAAAGAACTTATTGCACATATGGAGTCTTTGGGAATTAAGGCATAATATGCCTCAAGTTTTATTTTTATTTTGTGATTTATTTAAAGAAACTTTGAATAAACATATTAAAGATCCTGGCGTTGAGTCTACCTATAAATCATTCTTGGAATTTAAATCAGAAAATCCTTTATCTAAATTTGGTAATAGCGATTATCCTTTTACTCACGGTCCTCTCAGTGGTAAACTACATTCTAAACTTACCAGAGATATTAGTATACTATATACTATGTCTGGAACAGATACAAAAATATTTAAACTGTATGGTATATTCACGCATGATGAATCTGGCACTGGAACCCCATCTTCTTTAAATCGGCAAAAAAGCCTATCTGCTAAAATGTCCAATCAGACTTTTTATTAATGTAAAAATTGCTTGACAACCACCCGATAAGGTGGTATACTGTATTCATAGTAGACAACGGACATACACATGCAATACACATTGGTTACAAGTGCCGGGCAAGTGTTTCAATTCTATATTAAAGAGTGTGCCGAGTGCTATAAACAAGCATATGGCGGCGTGGTGTTCACTGAACAAGTCCTTACTCAAACTGAAATTGCATAAAATGAATCATATTATTGCTGAAATTGAATCTCATCCAAGTCGGCTTGATAAAGAAGAAATTATTGAGCGTGAAGCACTAGCTGATAACCATGAATTCTTTGCTGGGCTTCGCTTGGCATTGGATTCTATGATTACCTTTGGTATTAAACAAGTTCCGGAGAAAACAGATGAAGATGGTACTGGGTTAGCTTGGGATAGTTTTACTCTCGCTCTTACTGGCTTTGTTACCCGTCAAGTTACCGGTAACACAGCTAGGGATATGATCCAAGCAATGATGAAGTCAGCCACTAAGAAAGAATGGAATGGATGGTATCGTCGCATCCTTATTAAGGATATGCGGGCTGGATTCACTGAAGGTACCGTGAATCGTGTATGTGCTAAGAATTTTCCACAATTCAGTATCCCAGTGTTTACTTGTCAATTGGCGCATGATAGTGCCAATCATGAAACTAAGGTCGTAGGAAAGAAACTAGTTGAAGTAAAGCTAGATGGTGTTAGAGTACTAACAATTGTATACCCTGATGGTAGAGTTAACCAATTCAGCCGAAATGGTAAAGAATTAGTAAACTTTCCACATATCAAGGAACAGTTTAAGGCTACTTGCACTGGTATTACTGAGCCTGTTGTGTTTGATGGTGAAGTAATGAGTTCTAGTTTCCAGGACTTGATGAAGCAGATACACCGAAAGAGTGATGTTACTGCTAATGATGCTGTTTTGTATGTGTTTGATCTTATCCCACTTGATAAGTTTGAGCTAGGTAAGTATGGTAAGACGCAAGAAGAACGAACTGCTAAGGTCCAAGCATGGAAAGACCTTTGGGCTGAGCAAACTCCTAATGTCGCAGTATTGGATAATGAATTGATTGATCTGGATACAGCAGAAGGTCAATTAAAGTACAAAGAAATCAATATGAAAGCTATAGCTGGGGGATATGAGGGGATTATGTTAAAGGATCCTCTTGGCGTGTATGAATGTAAGCGTTCTGTTAACTGGCTAAAACTGAAACCTTTCATTGAAGTATCATTGGGGGTGACAGATATTGAAGAAGGTACTGGTCGTAATATTGGACGCCTGGGAGCATTTGTTTGTTCTGGTGTGGATGACGGAAAAGAGATTGTCGTCAATGTCGGTAGTGGTTTTAGCGATGCTGATAGAACTGAGTTTTGGAATAATCGTGATAGCATTACTGGTCAAATTGTTGAAGTAAGGGCTGATGCTGTAACACAAAACCAAGACGGTACTTATTCATTGCGCTTTCCACGATTCTTGCACTTCCGTGGGTTTGTAACTGGTGAAAAACTGTAATGGATCAAAATGCTATAAGAACTGCACTATATGGTGGATTGACTGCACTTATGAATGATCGTGAATACTTTTATTCAAGCGGTGTTCCTGGATCACGATATGTAGCATGGAGTGAATCAGGAAAAAGGGCATTTTCTGACTTGATTTTAGCATTGACTCCTGCTATAGTAGAAGCAGAATTTGATGAAGCAACACACAAGTCTCAAGATATGGTATTAGACGCACTAAGGAACAATTATGATGACAAAACTTGATCTGTCCGAATGGACTACACTTGATATTACTGCAAAAAACAAGATAATCAAAGATGCTCTTGTAGAAAATCTTTGTATTGTTACCTTTACCAAAGTTGATGGTGAAGTTAGGGTTATGCCTTGTACTTTGATGCCATCAATGCTACCTGAAGTTGTTGAAACTGACAAACCAGTGGTAGTCAAAGAAAAGAAACCAGACACACTTCGGGTATGGTGTACTGATATTAAAGCCTGGCGTAGTTTTAGGGTTGATAATGTAACAGAAGTTGAGTTGGTTGCGAATGAGCAAGCAGCAAGAACATCATGGGTTCTTCCTTTAGAAGAAGATCCTGAAAATCCTGACGATTTGGTTCTTACTTTCCCAGAGGACCTTATGAAGTCTCAAGGATGGGAGATTGGTGATACATTGATTTGGGATTTTGATGAAATTACCAAGCAAGCAACTCTTACCAAG